AAACAAGGTAAATCCGATAAAGAAATAGCAGAACATTATGGAATACAAAGAACTGAGCCCAAAGATAACGGATAAGACAGGATCGGTTGTTTTAATGGGAGGGCTTGGAAATCTAATGTTCCAGATTGCCGCACTCCTTTCTCACGCAAAGGATAATCCTGAGGTTGATCCTGTACTCGGATATTGGTTGACTCACCAATCAGAGTTTTCACTTCAATCAAACATAACAGGAACATCCAAAAGAAATCACCATTTCGATCCTTGGGGTGGACACACCATTAAAGATAGAGGAATATCGTTGGGTGATATTTTTCCGAGACTACCTTGGTTCTACTGTAGACCTGAGGCATTCATTTGGGATTTTGATCAGAGATTAACCTGGCAGTACGACACAGGATCAGGAGGGGAATTTGTACCCATAGGTTCATTATCCAAACCACCATTCTTAATACAAGGATATTTTTTCAACAAAGAATACTGGCATCACAATAGAGAATATCTTTTGGAATATTTTCAACCAAATAATAAAATTTTAGATTATTTGAACTATCACTACTCAAAACTCTATACTCAATCAACCATATCTCTACACATGAGAATGGGTAATGATAATGATTTCATTTCACCTATCATTCCTCCTATCGAGTGGTACGATCATGTATTGAGTCTACAATCACATGAAGATCAAATTCTTGTGTTTACAGATAATCACCAAAAGTCAAGTTTTTTGCTCAATAAACTGGACATTCCGAAAAGTAGAATTACATTTATTGATGAAGACCCACACGTTTCAATGATAATGATGGCTAAATGCGACAAACACATTCTTTCAAACTCAACTTTATCGTTTTGGGGTGCGTATCTTGATAATAAGCAAGAAAATTCCGATACTTACATTCACGAAACATTTTTTCAATATCATCCAAAGTCTATGATTCCATATGACTCTTGGAAAATAAATTAAACATGGAGGTAAACTATGAAGTGTATTAAAGCAATCAGAGCGTCGAAAGGCGTAGAAGTCGGTGACATCAAAAGAGTTGATGACAAAACCGCAATGAACATGGTAGGTATCAGTTGGCAATATGTGTCCAAAACTGAGTGGAAAAATTGGAGAGGAGGTAAAAGTAACTCCGAAGAAGAGACTGAACAACCTAAAAAGAAATCAAACCCTAAACAAATGGACGGTCAACCAAGCACGGAACCTTTCGTAAAAACAAGAAAAAAATCAAAATAATGGCAAACGTAAAAATTCACTTATTCGACATGCTTCGCAAAGAAGCGGAAGCACAGAAAGCAAAGGCTCTTTTGTCTTTGGAGTTATTATCAAACCACGCCGCAGGAATCGGAGATCATTCTACAGGTGATTATTATAAAAATGCAGAAGAGGCTCTTCAAATGTTGGTTGATGCTGACGATAAACTTGAGGCAATAGAAAAGTATTTCAATTAATTATGAAAAGATTTACAATCACAGGTGTAAGAACCATAGATGAATATGTAACCTATACAGTCGAAGCTGAAGACGAGGATGAGGCGATTGAAATGGTTGAAAATGGTGAGGTAGATGATAACGATGATCATTGGCAAAGAGAAACATCTGGAGGAGAGGACTACACAGTTACAAAAGTAGAAGAAATATAATTCATGAAAAAAATATTCAAAAAACTCGATTGGTGGTTTGACTATTATATTGCTTGGATGTTCTATAATGGTAACAAAACACATCGATACATCGAGTATATGGAAGAAAAGTGGGGTAATAAAAAATGAAAAAGTTAGACGGAGGAGTTCTGATCTATTTGGCTGTTTTAGTTCTTAGCTGGGTCATTATTGTTTACTATCTTGTTCATCTTGAACGAGAAAAAGTAATTAAGGAAGAACTCAAATCATATCCATATGAACACAGCAGAATAACCGACTCAACTTTAAAAACAAATGAACATGGAGATTCAATCAAACGAGATGGTAAACCATCCGAATCACTACGGAGGGGAAGATAATCCATACGAGGTCATAAAAGTTTGCGAGGCTTGGGATTTGGACAAAGACGCATATCTTTTCAATGTAGTCAAATACGTTGCACGAGCAGGAAAAAAATGTGTTACCAAAGAGTTGGAAGATCTGAAGAAAGCGGCATTCTATTTGGACAGAAAAATTAAAAACTTACAAAAATGAAAAGATTAAGTTTATTACATAAGATTGTATTTGTTCTCGCAATAATTTCTGTTGTTGGAAGTATAGTCACTGGTTTAACTTTGGGTCAAGATGTAACTTGGCAGAGTATCACCCTACTTTGGGTATTATCCGCAGTAATTGCAGAACTCAGAATAAAAGAATTGGAGGATAAATCATGATTATTTGGTTAACAGGGCAACCTGGATCTGGTAAGACTACGATAGCGAAAGAAATTGTGACGACAGGTCCTCTATGTCAGTGGTTTCATATCGACGGTGATGACATAAGAGAACTCTTTGATAACAAAGATTATTCTGAAACAGGAAGAAGAAAAAATATTGAGTTAGCTCAACAATTGGCACAATATCTTAATTCAAAAGGTAAGAAAGTTGTTGTCTCATTGGTTTCCCCTTATAAAGACCAAAGAGATAAGTTCAAAGAAAAGATGGGGGATAATTTGGTTGAGGTCTATGTTCATACTACTGAAGTGAGAGGTAGAGAAAGCTTTTTCGTAAGTGATTATCAACAACCTTCAGAGAACTACCTTGACTTGGACACCACAAACGATGTTTTGGAGGAGTCCGTACAAAAAGTTTTAGATTATGCAAAAAATCCACGTTGAGGGTGATCCGAAATTAAAAAATACAGGATCAAAACAATATTCAATGTTCATCGGTAGATGGCAACCATGGCACGCGGGACACAGGTGGTTAATCGACCAAAGACTAAATGAAGGAAAAAACGTACTCATCTGTATTAGAGATATACAACCTGATGAAAAAAACCCTTTCAGTGCGGAAGAAGTTGATAGAAACATTAGAAATGAACTTTGGCCTCTTATAGGTGAGGAAAGAGTAAAAGTCCTAATCATACCTGATATCGAATCAGTGAACTTCGGAAGAGGGGTAGGATATGATATAATAGAACATATACCTCCAACGGAAGTGGGGGAAATATCTGCAACCAAAATTAGAGAACAATTGAAACAAGAGGGAAAATTATGAGTTTAGAAAAAATTATTAACACTATAGTAAATGGAGATTGTATCAAAGTGATGTCAGAGATGCCCGAGAAATCTGTGGATTTGATTGTCACATCTCCACCATACGGAGTTGGAATCGAATACGACACATTCGAAGATGATTTAGAATTTGATCAATACAAGACATTCTCGAACAATTGGTTAAGAGAGGCTTATAGAATTCTAAAAGATGATGGTAGGATTGCGGTAAACATTCCTTATGAAATTAATCGTCAAGGAAAGGGTGGTCGTATATTCATGGCTGGTGAGGTTTGGAGTATAATGAAAAGTATTGGATTTGGTTTCTTCGGTATAGTTGATCTTGAGGAGGAATCACCACACAGAAGTAAAACAACGGCTTGGGGATCTTGGATGTCACCCTCATCTCCTTACATCTATAACCCCAAAGAATGTGTAATCTTGGCATATAAGAAACAACACATCAAAAAAGTTAAGGGTGAGCCACAGTGGTCGGCTGTTATGGTAGAACAAGAAGATGGTAAAGAAAAAAAGACATATACCGAGGAACAGAAAAGAGAGTTTATCGATCTTGTTTATGGTCAGTGGAAATACTTTGCGGATACAAAACAAATGACAAAGGCAACATTTTCAATGGATATCCCGACCAAAGCAATAAAAATATTGTCCTACAAGAATGATTTGATTTTGGATCCATTCGCAGGATCAGGGACGAGTATGGTTGCGGCGGAACTATTAGATAGACGTTGGATTGGAATCGAATTGTCACCCAATTATTGTGAAGTTGCCAGAAAACGTATTAGAAGTTTTATAGATGATAAAAGCCAACCTGAGTTGGATTTCGAAAAGGGTTCTTAATGAACCCTTTTTTTATGTCTTGGATATTTATAAAGAAAAAACAAATGTCTGACATTATAATAACAAACGAACAGCTCGATAGAATATCGGACCAACTCAAAAGAGAAAAAGTAATTCAATCTATCAAAGAGAATTGGGCTAAGTGTAACAAAGAACAGAGACTGTTTGTTTTGGAATACCTCAAGGTTTTACATCCAGAGAAATCACAGGAGATCCAAAAATTAATCAAGGAAACAAAGTCCGGAACTTTGAATGAAGAGTGGTATAACAATGTTCTCGGTTTTATAGGATGGTTAGACCCAACGGGAATTGCTGACACTTTAAATGGTGTTTTATACATGAGTCAGGGGGATTATTTATTTGGATTCCTTTCACTTGTTTCAGCTGTACCATATATTGGCGATGTAGTTGCTAAACCTGTAATGGGGGCACTCAAAGTGGGAGCACCTTCGGCAAAGGCACTGAATAATGTAATGGCACTTTCCAAAGCAGGTAAAACAGCAGAAGCTTCAGCAGAATTGGCTAAACTTTCTTCACAAGGTGGTCTTATTAGTAAATTTGTGAGTGGTATCGGAAAAATCGGTAACAAATTGGAAGATTTAATAAATGCGATGCCAGGATCTAAACTTAAAGGTTTCAAGAACACAATACTAGAATGGATTCGTTTATTCAAAGGTAGTGCGAAGACAGGTGTACAGGCAAGAACCGCTCTTGGAACATTGGCTAAGAACATGCCGAAAATGAGTGCTGCGGATCAGGTCAAAAATTTGGAGATGATGAAAAAAGCCTTGGTTGCTGATCGATCATTCATTGGTAAATTTATGGGACCAAGAGGTGCTTTCAGTGGATATAGAACCGCAGGTTCGGGAGCAACTTGGAAAACTCCTTGGAAAATATTCACATGGAAGAATTTTTGGGGTGGAATGCCTCAACTGATGAATAGGAACAAGTCAGTAAGAGCTTTAATGAGAAAAACAAAATGGTATTTGGGATTACTGGATTTCTTGGGTATAGGAAATTTTGTGGGACCCGATGAACTTCAACAGAAATTAGGGGATGCAAAATATGAACAGAGTATTTCAGACTATAATCAATCGGCACAGGCACAACAGTATATTCAAGATGACTTTGGAAACCAAGGATTGGACGACTCACAACAAGTTCCAACAACAACATCAAATACTTCAAATCAACAATCAACACAAACTCAAATGGATCCGCTGAGTTGGTTAATGGGATCATTAATACCGAAATAATATGAAAGAGGAATTAATATTAAAATTGTTACAAATACAGAATCAATTTAGATTCTTACATTGGCAGACATTTGGTGATGCCAAACACAGATCTTACGGAGAAATCTATGAACTTATCGATGGACATCTTGATACTTTTGCTGAAGCAATGATGGGCAAATACGGGAGACCAGTTTTCCCTGATGAATTTGTGATTGCATTTCAAGACATAAAAGCTTTGAATCTACAAAACTTCATTGATGGAATAGTTGAATTCTTAGTTTCAATAACAGAAATTTTGGACCCAAAATACGATACAGATCTACTTAATATTAGAGACGAAATACTTGCGGGTATTAATAAAACAAAATACTTACTCACCTTAAAAAGTTAATATGAAAAAAACAATTAGATTGACAGAAAGTGATCTCAAAGAGATCGTAAAAAGAATAATCAAAGAACAGGTTACCAAGACAATAACAATAGTAACACCTGGTAAAAACGCAGAAGCGGAAATCGTTGACAGAGGAGGAAAAAAACTTCTTAAGGTTAGAACTGAAACAGGTAGAGAAGAATCTTTAGTAGTTAAGACGAGTCTTCCAATTGGTAAATTTATGTTCGAGATGGGATCAGATGGTAAGAGAATGTTTGGATTTGATCCTAAAACGAAGAAAAAAATTGAAATATTCGCGGTAAAATAATGAAGAAAATTTTATCTGAGACTGGACTTAGAGATATTTCTGCACTTAGGAAAAGATATCCTAAGGCTGAAATATACTTTCATCAAGATCTTGATGGGGTAACAACGGCGATTGCCATGAAGAAGTATCTTGAAGATAACGGGATCAAAGTTGTTGGCGCACACGTAATTCAATACGGAGAAAAAGAATTTGCTGTAAAAAAGAATGATGCCACGGGAGATACAATGCCTGTGTTAGTAGACTTTGCACATGGTAAACCAATGTTTGTTATACATACTGATCATCATGACAAGCAAGTAGGT